ACACTAATGAAAAAGCATCTCGTGATTGGAGATACGCAGGTAAAGCCAGGCATTAGTCTGGCTTATTTGTCTTGGATAGGTAAGTATATTGTAGACAAACAACCTGAAGTTATCGTAATGATTGGTGATTTTGCTGACATGCCTAGCTTGTCTAGTTATGATACAGGTAAAAAATCATTTGAAGGTAGAACATACAAAGCAGACATACGTGCTGCAAGAGCTGGAATGGATGCGTTACTTAATCCTATGCGTGCGTTGAATAAACGTTTGCTCAAAGCTAAAAAGAAACAATATAAACCTAAGATGGTACTCACTATGGGTAACCATGAACAAAGAATTAAGACTGCTATTGAGTATGATAGAAAGTTAGATGGTCTTATATCCTTTGATGATTTACAATATGAAGAATCAGGGTGGGATGTAATACCATTCCTTGAGGTTAAAGAAATAGATGGTGTTGCTTACTCTCACTACTTTGCTAGTGGTGTTATGGGTAGACCAGTTACATCAGCTAATGCTTTACTAACTAAGAAACATATGAGTTGTGTTGCAGGTCATCAGCAAGGTCATTCAATTGCTTATGGGCAAGATGCGACAGGTAAACAAATGACTGCTATCATTAGTGGTAGTTGTTATTTACATGATGAAGATTATTTATCTCATCAAACTAATCAACATTGGAGAGGGTTATATATGTTACATAATGTAGACAGTGGTTCATTCGATGAATGTGCTATACCTTTACATTATCTTAAAAGAAAGTACAAATAAGTATTGACTTTTAGTAATATATATGCTATAATATTAATATGAACAATACAGATATCTTAGGTAAGAAGTTAGCATCTAAGAAACAAATAGGTGGTAATCATTATAAGCAATATGCGATACAACCTATAGAGTTTATAGAAAAGAATAATATACCTTACATTGAGGGTAATATTATTAAGTATCTCGTACGTTGGAGAGATAAGAATGGTATACAAGATTTAGATAAAGCCATTCATTACATAGAACTATTAAAGGAAATAGAGAAATTTAAAAATGCTGGCTGAAGGATTATTTATACTAACAGTATCACTTAGTGGTAATTATAATGACCTAGAGTTTGTTGGGTATTTTAATGACTGTCCTACAGCAATGGTTTATTTTAAAGAGAACTGTTCTAATCATGCAGCTGCTAGCTGCCTATTAAAACAATATAGCAACATGCCAAAAACTCATGTATCACCTAGCCAATTTGATTTTGATACAATCAAAGAATCACAATCATGTGGATTCGTTGGTGTAGATACTAGACAATTATTTATAAAGGATGATGATGCCGAATAATACAGGTGATTATGAAATACCAGGAGCACTATTAAAGAGTCGTAAGAATTCTAAAGATTATGAAGATAATTATGACAGGATTTTTAATGGTAAGCCTAACGACAAGCAGTTCGATAAACTTAATAATAAAGATAAGAAGAAAGGTCGGTCATAGATATGGCGTTTACATTCAAAGACGTATGCGATAAGCTTGAGAAACTAGATGAGGTTACATTACTAGAAGTACTAGAAATTTCTTCAGACGAAATCGTAGCAAAGTTCCAAGATAAGATAGAAGATAACTTTGAAGAGTTGTCAGATGACTTAGACGATGGACAAATAGATTTATTTAACCCAACAGATTAGGAGATAAGCAATTGGATAGTTATCAGAAGACGATAGCGGCAAGTAGATATGCACGTTACATACCAGAACTAAATAGAAGAGAGACCTGGGAAGAAACAGTAGATAGAATGGTTACATACCTTCAATCTAAAACACCGGGATTAGATAAAGAATTTAAAGACATCAAGCAAGCTGTGCTTAATCTAGAGATTATGCCATCTATGAGGTTAATGATGTCAGCGGGAGAAGCATGTGAAAGAGATAACATTGCAGCTTATAACTGCTCTTATCTTGCTATTAATAGTAAAAGAGCTTTTAGTGAGTGTCTATATATTTTAATGAATGGTACAGGTGTAGGATTTTCCTGTGAACGTCAAGAAATAACTAAGTTACCAGCTATACCAGATGAGTTAACTGTCGTTGATGATGTTATAGTTGTTGGTGATAGTAAGTTAGGATGGGCTAAAGCCTTTAAGAAGCTGTTATCTAGTCTGTGGGAAGGGGATATTCCTACAGTAGACTACAGCCAAGTGAGACCTGCAGGGGCAAGACTTAAGACCTTTGGAGGTCGAGCTAGTGGACCTGAGCCATTAGAAAGATTGTTTAAGTTTGTTCAGGAAACATTTCAACATGCTAAAGGACGTAAGTTAACGTCATTAGAAGTCCATGATATTGTCTGTATGGTAGGAGAAATTGTAGTCGTTGGTGGCGTTAGAAGGTCAGCCCTCATCTCACTATCTAATCTAACAGATAAACGCATGAGAGAGGCTAAAATGGGTGCCTGGTACAATGATTTTGCATACCGTGGTCTAGCTAATAACTCTGTAGCTTATACAGAAAAACCTGATATGGAAACATTCATGGAAGAGTGGGTATCCTTAGTTAAATCTAAGTCAGGTGAGCGTGGTATCTTTAATAGAGTTGCTGCACAAAATCAAGCAGCTAAGCAAGGTAGAGATAAAGACTTATCTTATGGTACTAACCCATGTTCAGAAATTATCCTTCGTGATAAACAGTTCTGTAATCTAACTGAGGTAGTAGTAAGACAAGGTGATACAGAAGATTCATTAAAGAATAAGATTCGATTAGCTACTATACTAGGTACACTACAATCTAACCTTACACACTTTCAGTTCTTATCAGCAGAATGGGTTAAGAACACAGCAGAAGAAAGACTACTTGGAGTTTCATTAACAGGTATCATGGATGCCAAGATAACATCACATCCTGACCCTAAATTACTAGAAAGGTTACGAGACTATGCTAGAAGAACCAATCATAAATACGCAGACCAACTTGACATCCCAAGAAGTAGAAGTATTACATGTGTTAAACCTTCTGGGACTGTTTCTCAGCTTGTTAATAGTGCTAGCGGTATACATGCTCGCCATAACGACTACTATATAAGAACAATCCGTATGGACAAGAAAGATAGTATCACTCAGTTTTTAACAGACCAGGGTGTCCAGGTTGAAGATGAACAATTTAGACCTGATACTACTGCAGTCTTTTCCTTCCCTATTAAAGCTCCTAAAGGCGCTCTTACCCGTAATGATATGACAGCTATAGAACAGCTAGAAAACTGGTTAGTCTATCAGCGCCATTGGTGTGAGCATAAACCTTCAGTTACTATTTCTGTTAAAGATGATGAATGGATGGACGTAGGTGCATGGGTATGGAAATACTTTGATGAGATATCAGGTATATCTTTCCTACCTCACTCAGACCATTCATATGTACAAGCACCTTATACAGATTGTACTAAAGAAGAATATGATGCTTTAAATAAAACTACACCTAAAGATATAAACTGGACATCATTCATTGAAGAAGATGACAATACAGAAGGAGCACAAACCTTAGCTTGTGTAGCAGGAGCATGCGAGATATAAAGATAATTATTGCCGCTTTAATCATATCAATAGGTATGGTTATAGCTGGTAGTCTAATCGATATAGATACGATTGTTAAAATTAATAAGGAGTGTGTAGTATGAATATAACTTATAATCCTATTATGGGAATACATTTAGGTTTTGAACTTTATGATGGAGAAGTAGAAGGTCATGAGATTGGTTACCTTCTAGTAGATATATTTGTTATTAGAATTCAATTTGCGTGGTATAAAGGATGAAATTAGCTATCATAGGAAGTAGAAGTATAACAAATAATGTTAAAGTTCTTCAAACTATACATAATTATATAGTAGATAATAAACCTAGTGTAATTTTAAAGAGTGCAGGTCTAGGTATTGACCCTACTGTAGACCATTATGCAAAAGCTAACAACATTGATACAGTAAACTTTCTACCTTATCATTTACTAGATGCTCAGACAAGTTTTAATAGTAAATATTTTTTTATACGTACAAAACAAATACTAAATAATGCTGATGAGTTACTGGCAATATGGGATACAAATAGTAAGGGTACTGAGTATGCAATTAAATATGCACAGAAGCTAGGTATACCTGTTAAGGTTGTAAAGATTCCATCACAGAAAAATGAGTTTGCACGTTTTTAAATAGAAGATACTAAAGCAATTAATCCAAAAACTATAGGAGATATAGGTAAAACTGCTAACAATGTTAAACCCGTTGCTATTTGTTTAGCCAATTTCTACTGCCTTTGTTCCATTAACATAAATATTTAGTTTACATTTTGAACACTCTAATTTAGACATAATAAGATAAC